CATGAAGGTAAAAATGATATGTTTAGGAGCGTTGATGCGGCGGTAGAATGGGGTATAACTACTTTTGATGGTAGTATTGCTGGTTTAGGTGGATGTCCTTTTATGCCGAATAGCGGAAATAACCTTTCAACGAATAAATTGATTAGTTGGGCAGATAGTCGAGGTTATCAGACGGGAGTTGATTTGGCGGCTATTGACAAATTGGCTTATTGGCTAAAAGGTAAAGTTCCAGAGATGATTGTATGAGTTGGGAAGATGTTCTGAAGTTATTTCCCCCTGAGTATTATGAACCACATCCTATGCCCGAACCAAGAAGAACTACCTTTAGAAGAGAGGTTGCCCATACAAGAGGATGGGGTAAAAACATAGGGATGAGAGATAAAGTTGGTAATGTTAATGTTAGTCCTCATTATCTGTTTAATGCCACTAAAAGAGGTAAAACAAAAAATACAAATGAAATGGAAACTTGGGTGGATGCAATAAAAGACTCTGATAAGTGGGGTAGAAGTGGTAATTTTTGGGCATGGAGATTCAAAGATAAAAGTAATTTAGACACTATAATGTTTAAATTAGCGGGTAAAGGGACAATTACTTTTCAAACGTTTCAATCCTTTGGCCCAAATATAAAGGGGTTATCCCCCACTAATTTTGTAAATATTTGGAAAGATAAACGTAAAAACCCGCATCATAGAGGACAAATATACGGAAGGAGTAAAGAAGATTTTAATCCCTTTCCCACAAAGAGGCGGGTAAAATGAATAAACGAAAAGTGAATTATATTCTAACTTAAAAAGAAATGGTATTAAATGAGATATAGTTACGATTGGACATTGGGTGATAACATGGGTTGGGAAGAAGTATTAAAAAAGAAACCCAAAAAGCCTAAAGAAGATAAGGACGATAAAGAAAAAAGACGTAGAAGAAGTGCGTTTACACAGGTGGATTAAATGTTTAAATTAAATAAGGCTATTATCGAAACTGAGTTTGTAAGAGACTATCCACAATATGTTACAGAGATGAAAGAAGAAATGAAATTTAAAAATCTCGACCAGCCCGAAGCAGAACTTAAAGTTGCTAAGAAATATCGTTTACCTATTTTATCAAAGTTAAGTGGTAAACAAGGAATAGGTAGTTGGAAGAGAATGTTAAAAGTTGCAGGTGCAGTTACTAGTACAACTGCTGGAATTGAAAGTAAACCTATATACGGAAAAAAGAAAAAGAAAAAAGAGGATGATGAGGAATGAGTTGGACAAATCAACTATGGAAAAGGGAGCCAATTCTAAAGGCTAAAAAAATTACTAAAAAAGATGCTGTAACTTTTACAGCAGAAGATGGTACAACTGTTAGGGTTTTTCAAGAGATAGGAGAAGCACATGAGGCAATCAAAAAAGATTATATTAATTGGGAAAATAAATGTAAAGGGTTAAAAAAAGCGGATATAGGAGTTACTGGAGGAGCGGGCTACACAAAAACAAATAGACCACCTGATAAGTCATTTGAAGAAGACCTATTATCTCATTTGGAAAACCATGTTACTTCTTCACACGCTAGAAAAGGTAAAGGAAGCGCTGATAACTTCAAAAGAAACATGAAGCGTTTTAAAGAAATTTTGGGTGTTGATACACCTGACTTAGTTACAGAAGAAGATATTAAAGAGTTAAAAGAATTCAAAGAAGATTTATTAGAATTTTGGGACCAAAAAGATGAAAGAGGTTTAAGTGCTAATCCTAGAAATATTCCCTTTAAAGTTCCTACTGGTACTAAAAAGGATAAAAAAACAGGAAAATATAAAATTACTGGAGAAAAAACAGTATATGGTCATTACCGAACTCCTGAATATGTTAATGCTAGAAAGAGGATGAAAGGAACTAAAGAATCTAAAGCGGTTCCTAGTTCTTGGTATAGCGAATCACAAGATACGGCAAAACCTCCTATGTATTTGGCTATGTTTGCTGGTTCATCTAAAGATAATGCAACATCTGATTTAGTTGGTGGTAAAGGTTTACTAGGAATAGTAGAAGAATTTGAAAAAATGCTAGACCCTAAAATTACTCATTTAGATATTGATGTTACTGGTTTAGGTAGTAAATCACTTAGAGAAGGGAAAGCAGATAATCTGTCTTCTTTTGGACCCTATGTTTCTGAATTACAAAATATGATGAAAAATGAAATGTATTTTAAGAAAGATAGATTTAAGAGAAATAATTATGTGAATACTGGTAAATTATTAGGCGCTATAAACTCTATGACATTTAATGTTTCTAAAAAAGATATACCTGCTATTATCAAATTTGCTGGTAGTTTAGAAAGAGATGGTGAGAAAATAGAAGGTATAAAATTTTTGAAAACTGTTAAGTTTAGAATTACTGCCGCTATCATGAATAGAACAATTAATAAAATTATTAGGTCTAAAGGTGGTAATAACTTGTTAGCGCCTAATTCTAAATTCCCATTCATTTTATCTTCCGCAGGTGATGGAAGAAAGGGTAGTTGGGTTCCCGAATTTAACAGATTAATGGAAGCCGCTAAACCTAAAAAAGAAGTTAAGAAAAGTTGGTCGGATATGTTATGGACGTGATTAAATGACATGGGAAGATATATTAAAAGAAAATAAATTTATTATTTATGCTAAGAATGCTGACAGACCTGATGATTATGCAACTGATGGTTCAGAGCATGGTAGTAGAGAAGCGGCATTAACTTATTTGAGAAACATGTTTTCTCAAGTAGGAATGACATTAGTGGGTAGTGGTAAAGAAGGAAAAATTGTAGAAATGGATGAAGACACAGGTATCTTTGAAAGGTTGGCTGGTAATATTTTATTTTATATTATTACTCCAAAAGGGGAAAAGCCCCCTTCTTCTAACTATCGCCCTGATACTACAGAAGCAGATACAGGCGAAGGTAAATTAAGACAAATGCGTGGGGATTACGAATTATCAGAAAGATATTAATGGAGATGATTAAATGACATGGGAAGATATATTAAAGGCAGAATTTAGATTTAACGACATTGTATTCAAGCGTCATTTTAAGGACCCCGAAGGATGGATGTTTACTAAAGAATTTAAAAATGGTTTATATATAAGTATTATCGCTGGAACTGGTTTTTATTCTACTCCTAGAGATAATTTATCGGACCCTATGGCATATACAGCATATGAAATTTATATGAGAGTTGACGATAATCTGTTGAATCAGTTAATAGATTTAGGTTTCAACCATGATGGTATAGCCTATAATAAAACTAAAAAAGAAATTGAAGACATAGTTAATATGACACTCAAATTAGTTGATAAAGAAAAAGAAAGAGAATCTAGGAGTCCTTCTTCGTTTCAATTTGCATAGGGTGATTAAATGGCTAAAACAAGAAAACGCTGTAGGTTCTGTCAACATCCTGATAGAGAGCAATTAGAAGAAAGGTTAACTTCTTTACAAATTACTCCCGATGAACTAGATGTTGAGATGCAATGGCCTAGTGGTGTTTCTGCTAGACACTTAAGAAATCACATGGATACAGAATATACTGACCAGTCAAATCCTAGATGTGCATTATGCACTAGTCCACAAAGACAAGAATTAGAGATAGCCATTCATGAAGGAGAAATATCCCCTACAACTGTTGCGGCTGATTTAGGTATAACTCGCCAACAAGTAATGAAACATATGAATAAACATTTGAAACCTATTGTGCAAAAGTCTGCGGCAATGGAAATAGCAAAAAGAGAGTTAAATGAAGTAGATATGCTTTCTGATAATATTCATCGTTTAGAAGAAAAGATTGAGTTGTTGTTTGCAGAAGATGACCTTAATCCTAAATACATTGATAGTCTGACCAAACTTGCAAAAGAAATCCGTGAATCCCTCAAATACATGTTAGAGTTTAAGGGGCAACTTGTTCACAAAAGACAAGATACAATTATTGTCGCTCAAATGCAAGTAGTCCAAGAAGTACTAGCACAACAACATCCCCAAGTTTGGTTGGACATTAAAAAACAAATGGAGGATAAGTTAGCATGAGTTGGTTAATGACTTTAAGAAAGCAGAGTGGCCCTGCTAACTTACCTGCTAGAAGTGGAGAGGCTTGGGCTAACATAATTACTTCTATGGTTTTGAATAACAATACTGCTTTTATAGATAAAATAGAGGATGATGATTTTGAAACTACTGGGATTGTAAAAACTATTGAAGTTTTAGAAGATTGGAAACAATCACCTAGAAGGTATAGAACATTTTCTGCTTTATTGTCTTTAGTTCGTGATGATAAATTATTATCAGATGAAAAAATGAGAGAGATTATATCTCAATTTACTATTAGGGTTTTACCTAAGTTAAAAGAAAAACGAAAAGAAACACAACGTAGAGAACAATTACCTAACCCTACTAAACAAACAAAGGTTGGTAATAAGGTTTATGAATTTCGTAAAATTGATGACGTTATTAGATATTTAGAAGATAGTAATTTTAATAAAAATAATGGTAAAAAGTTATTACAATTTGTGGATAAAAATTTACCAATACTTCCACAAATGAAGGTCGAGCCAAAATTAAAACAGTGGATGATTACAAATGAAGCAGATGATATATTACTTGAATTAATTGAAGATGGGACTTTTAGTAATAAATCTCCGATTAGTAAAAAATCGGGTATAAAACTTAAGAAAAAAACAGGCCAACTAGAAGGCACAGGAAGAAAATTCGCTGAGGGTTTATCCGAAAAAGAAATCCTAAAAAATAAAATGGATGAATTCAAGAACTTTAAAGTAAAGGAATCGTTTGATGGAAACGATGCTAAAATATATTACAAACTAATTATGTCAAAAGATAAATCGGCTACTAGTCCTTTAAAACCAAAAGGTGAAGGATTTAGTAGATTAAGTGTAGATGATTTAATGAACGGTGATGTTTTAAAATTATTAACTTTAGAAATTACAGACACTACTTTAATGGATTTAATTGAGAAAGGTGAAGAGAGTGTTGTAAAGGATGAAGAAAAACTCCTAAATCAGATTGTTGATGTTTTATTAGATAAGGGTGAATTTAACTTGGGTGGAGTTAAATTAAAACTTACTGAGGATGAAAAGACAGAGATAGGTGGTTCCAAAGAGAAATTAAAAAGATTAATTAAATCACCTTTTAAGGGCCAAGAAAAAGGTATCGCTGTAGATTATAAAAATTTTTTACCATCACTAAAAGAAATTAGAAGTATAACTAAAGAGGAAAAAGAGTTTATAGAGTCTTTGAGTAAAGAAAAGGTAAGTGATTTATTTGAACTTTTAGAAGCGTTTAATTATGACGTGCTTGCTGATAAGGTATCTAATTTTGGAAAAGTTGTAACAGGTAATCTTTTTAGAGAGAAAGATGGTATTATTATTATGATTAGTAAAAAGAATTATGACTTATTTAATGAATTGAAACAAGAAGTTTTAGATAGCAAAGAAGATTTAGAGGAGGATGAGATTGATGATTTTAACTCTCTTTTAGAATCTGATTCTAAATCCGAAGTTCAGTCATCTTCGGAACCTGCTGAACTAGAATATAACTTAGAGGGTTTTGATAAGTTAGAGAAAAAGTTAGCAGAATATATTTATTCCTCTTTACTTGGTGGTTTGGATTTAGAGGAAACTTTTCAAAATGGTAATATGAGTATAACATTTGATATTTCTGATATTTTAAAAGTTCTTTATGAGTTGGGTGGCGCTTTTTATCAAATTGTTCCCGCTAATTATATTAATGATATTAACCATTTTGAAGCATCTGATGATATTAATTTAATGGGAGAAAAACCATATGAGTTTGCTAGAATTAAAAGATTAGCAGATGGGTTAAAAACTGTTTTACCTAAACTTCAAGAGCATTTAATCAACTCAGCAAAAGAACATGTAGAGGAAATTTTACAAAATCCATCTGCTTATTTAGAAAAAGAAATAAAAGATATAGCGAAAAAAGCCGCTGGTTCGAGAACCTTTGTTGGTGAAAGACCTCCCGCTCTTCGAGAAGACCGTGATAAATTAACTGATGAACAAAAGAAAAAGTTAGGTGCGTGGAAAAGAAGAAGAGAGTTAACTACTAAAGAAATGCAAACTACTTTAGATAGACTAAAAAATAAGGGGTTAATAGTGGGGTGATTTAAATGGTACAAGAATATTTTGATGAGGCTTATCAGTTATTAGAACCTATTAAATTTCAAGGAGATGATATATTTAATAGTAAAGAATGGAATAAATTTTCAAGGAAAATCTTAAGAGAAGAAAGAAGAAAAGGAACTCCTATAAAAGAAGCAAAAACTATGGTTGAAGAGGTAGAAGACCAATTAAAAGAAAAACTATTAGGAAGTAAAAAAGAAACAACTAGTGTTGTAAGAAAGGATTTTGAAAAGGCATTAAATAAATTAATCAAATATAAAAATAGAAGATTAACATTTAATATGTTAAGAGATGAAGTTATAGACCCTAATCTTATAACTAAAAAAGTTGAGGTTATTACTAGACAACAAATAAATGAATTGAATGAAGCATTACAGGCTCTTAATGAAGACGACCCTACGTTTACAACTAATTATAAAGTTGTGCAAGATTTTTTTGAGCGCTTATTTGAGGGAACTGGAAGAGGTGATTTAAGAGGTAAAGTTGGTAGGTTTAACGTTAAAACAGATTTTTCTTTTTACAAAGAAATATCTCTACCCGATTTAGGAAATCCCAGTGAAAGAAGAAAAGTATATGATTATTGGGAAAAGGTGCATGGAAAGCACGAAGATTTAGTTAAAGCGTTCAAAAAATTCTATGATGAAGTGACGGAATTTGAACCTAGTAAATCTCCAAAAGATAAAAAGTTTCAACAACAAGCAAAGAAATTTAAAAAATTCTTAAATGAGGAAGGGGATGTTATAATTCCTAACTATATTTTACAATTAGATACCTTTAATCTTAAAGTTCCAGATTCAATGCCGATAGCATTTATGATATTGAAACAATATCTAATGATGAAAGGTATGACTGAGCAAAGAAAAACTTCTGATAGTTATGAGACAGACGAAGGTGCGCCAAAAGAAGATGATTATGGAGAAGATGAGGCATATGACGAAGGTGCTAAATCTCCTCGTACTCAGTTTAAAGAAGGAGAAGCGCCTACTGCCGAAATAGAAATCAAAGATTCTGAATTTGATGATGTTGATATTCCCGATATAAAGGCTGATAGAAATCACATTACTCAAGTAGACCCTCTATACTGGTATAAGTATAATGATGATTATGATAAAGTAACTATTCCAAAAGATAAATTAGAGGGAGTTTTAAAAGTTATTAACGGAGTTAATGGTGTTAAGGTACAGTTAAAAGACAATTTTGGAGAAAGTGTAAATGATTTTGAAGACTGGTTTGAAGACTTTACTAAACAACAAAATGAAATGAAAGGACCGTTTTACTTACCTATTTCTAATTTTATAGAAAAGGATTATGTTGCTAAACAAGAAAGTGAACTCGATAGACTTAAAGGTGGATGGGATAAGATAGAAATCCCTATGTATGGTAAACCAATTGAACCGAGTGAAGACCAACTTGAATTTATGAAAAGGGGTAAGATTGGGTTTATTCGAGAAACAGGTAAACCATTCAAAGGAGTAGGAAGACCTCTACCTAAGAAAGTAGGACGTAAAAAAGATATAACACTTACACCAGATATGATGAAAAGAAAGTTATTATTTTTGGCTACAAAAAATAGACCTACTAAAGTTATGACTGTTGCTCAATTTCAAGGAAAAGATAAAACTTTAGCAGAGGCTTATTCAAACAAAGAAAAAGAACAAGCGAATATAGAATGGGCTGAAGCAAGTAAAGGTATTCAGAAAGAATGGGATTTAACCATAGATAAATTAGAGAACGTAAATGAGTCTACATCAGAGTTTTTAGAATTGATTGCTAAAACTATTGAGGAAATACAAACTATGTTTAATGTTTCTATTCCAAAAACTACACAAACAGGAGAAACATATTCAACGTTACAGGCTATAAATTTAATAGGTTCAAAAGGAGAAAAAAGATTTATTCCTGAAAAGTTAACAAAATCATGGGAAAATCTATTAGATGCTGTAACTGATTATTATATCATACCTATGAATTCGCCAAACTTTGTAGATGATAGAGAAAAACCTAGATGGGTGACTGAACATGCATCTACAGTTATTAAAATAGAAAAACAAAAAGATGTTCCTCTTGGGGCATTACAGGCTAGAAAGACGCTACAAACTATAGAACTAAAAGATACTAATTTCTTAATACAGCAATTATCTAAACTTTCTTATGAAGCAGATAAAGGTGACGATATAGTTAAGGCTTATAAAGACGCTAGAAAATTTGTTAGGTTATTAAATAAAATGTATGGGGAACAATATAACGATTTAAATAAGTATTCTGTTTTTAATTTAACTTACAACAGATATGGTAAAAGATTTTTACCTGAAAAAGCACCTAGAACTCTAAAACGTTTTTGGGGTAACTTAGAAGAATTAACAGAAGGTCATAATAAAGCGGATTTATCAAAAGCGCCATTATACACTCTATCTAATATATTTGAAACTCAACTTGCTGAATCTTTAGGTTTAGGTGATATGCGTAGAGGTAGTGCTAAAGATTTCAAGCAACGAGGGGATATGACTCTTGATTATTATTCTAAGGGTGAACAAAAAAGAATAGAGGCTTTATTAGAACTGAAAGAACTATTAGAGAGATTGAATATTAAATCTATTACTAAAGATATGGACATTGATGAAATGAGAAAAGCAGAAAAAGCGCTTTTATCTGCTCATGATGCCATACGAAAAATGAGTAATAAACCTGTATATGATTCTTATTTGGATACAGATAATATAGAACATATGGACATTATTATTACTAAAATAGAAAATGAACATAAAATGGATATAACCGCTATGGAAATAGACAGTATAGTTAAATCTGTTTCCTCTTATGAATCTCTTGCTAAGAATTTTGGCGTGAATGAAGATGTAATTTATACAGTTAAAGCAATGTTTAGGTGATAAAATGAACTGGGAAGAAGTATTAAAGAAAAAGAAAAAGAAAAAATCTACTGTTAATCAGGCTGGTAATTATACTAAACCTACTATGCGTAAAAGAATTTTTAATCGCATAAAGGCAGGTAGTAAAGGTGGCCCTGCTGGTAAATGGTCTGCAAGAAAAGCACAAATGTTGGCTCAAGCCTACAAGAAAGCGGGTGGCGGCTATCGTGATTAAATGGCAAGAAGTCTTGAAAGCCAAAACAAAAAGGCAACAAGACTTATCCACTTGGACTGATGAAGAGTGGGGTAGCCAAGAACAACATAGAGCGAAAGCCAAAGGGAAAAAAGTGCCTTCTAAAACAAAGGGAAGATATATGCCAAAAGCAACATATCAAAGAACTCCTAAAAAGACTTTAGATTATCAAGATAGAAAGAAAAGAAAGGGAAGAAAACAAGGTAAACAACATATACCAACAGGGAAGAAATTTAGCCAAAAGTGATTATTATGAGTTGGGAAGATATTTTAAAAAATCAAGAAATGTTGATTTACAGGCTAATAAAAGAAAACAAGGCTAGGACTGATGCGACATTAAGAGCCGCACTTCCGAGAATGCCTAAAGCCTATTTAAGTGGTTATTTGAAAATATTAATACATAAAGGAAAAATTGTCAAAGAAGGGGAGTTGTATACTGCTAAGTGATTATTATGCCAATAACAAAAAGAAAGAATGGATATTACTGGGGTTCTAAGGGTCCATTCAAAACTAAGAAAAAGGCACAAGAAGTTGCTCAAGCGGCTTATGCTAGTGGTTATGTTAAGAAAGGTTGGAAAACTATTCTAAAAAAAGAACCAAGAAAAGGAACAGGTAAAAAACCCAAAGGTTCTACTAGAAGGTTATACACTGATGAGAATCCAAAAGATACTGTACCTGTAAAATTTAGAACAGCGCAAGATGTTAGAGAAACGTTTTCTAGTTCTGCGTTTAAGAATAAACCACATAAAAGACAATCACAAATCATTAACTTAGTAGAGCAAAGAGCGAGAGTTGCGGCTAAAAGGGCTAAAGACCCTGAAGCGAAAAAGAGATTAAATGCGGCTCATAAGGTTGCTCTATCCCGAAAGGAGTCTAGCAAGAGAAAAACACAGAGGATGAAAGCATGAGTTGGGAAATAATATTAAAAGAAATGGCTTGTCCTAGAGCGACTCAAGATTTAGAGTTAAACACTAAAAATAGAGATAGTGCTGTTAAAGCCGAACATATTCAATATGGCCCTTTAAACTTAGATGATGAGGAATACTGGGAAAGGTATGCGGCAAGGTGGAATACTACTGCTGAAGTAGCAAAGAAATCTAACTGTAGTAACTGTGTTGCATTCGATATTTCTCCTAGAATGGAAGAATGTATGCCTTTAGAGTTAGATGATGATGGTCGTCTAGGTTATTGCTGGATGCACCATTTCAAGTGCCATTCCGCTAGAACATGTTATACATGGGCTAAGGGTGGACCAATTACAGACGATAAGCGCTCAAAGGAAAATCAAGAAAGAGGTGAACAATAAAATGACATGGGAAGAAGTATTGAAGATACACTGTGGAACACACAAAGTAGATAATGAAGACGAGGAAGAAACGAAAGCATTAGTCGGCAACCAAAAAAGAATAGATGCTGATGGTGATGGTAAAATAACTGGGGAAGACTTTAGACAACTAAGAGAAAAAAAGGCTGACCCAAAACCAATTATCATTAGAACTCTAAAGAAAGAAGGTGGGGCCGCTGGATTAGATGTTTTATGTAAAGCGACTGGGTTATCTAAAAAAGAATGCAAAGCGGTGCTTGATTCAATGGACAACATAAAAACACATAAAGACGGCGACATCATTTTAATGGATGGACTGTGATATTATGGACTGGTTCGACTTACTTAAAAAAGATAAAAAAGATATGAGAGTAGGTCGAGTTTATCCTAGCGATAGAGAAGGTAAAAAAATAATGATGTTAACACATGAAGGTAAAAAGATTCATGCTGGCGCAAAGGGTTATGGTAATTATAAGCGTAAAGGTAAAAATCGTGGTGGCGGAACTCATAGAAGTAGTAAACGTAGAGCCAACTTTAGAGCAAGACATAACTGCGACCAATGTAAAGGTAAAATCACAACTCCTAAATGTTTAGCATGTAAGAAGTTGTGGTGATTTATTTGGATTGGTTTGATGCTTTAAAGTTTCATCCAGAGTTGAATAGAATCATGGATAAAGAGGCTCAAGGTAAAACTTTTCTTATCAAAGATTTTGGTAACGATGAAAATAAAGTTAAAGTTTTGTGGAATGCTAGTAACCCTAAAGACAGATATATGAGAGATGCTAATCCTAGAACTACTAAATACCCTATAGATAGGTGGTTTGGTTTAGTAACTAAAGAGGGAGATAAAGATAGATTAGTCGCCATAAGTGGGTTTGCAGAGAGAGATGGAAAAGAAGGTAAACAATTTGCTTATCTTGGTGGAACTAAAGTCTCTGAAGATTATAAGGGTGGAACTATTAGAATTAACGGTTCAAAAGCCGTTAAATTAGTATTGGGTGCTAGAACTGGGGCAATGACTGTTGACAATCCTCATAATCAAATAGCGGGCTACTCTGCTGAAGGGTGGAGTAAATTAGGTAGTAAAAGGAATAATATTAAAGTTGATACTCATGATGTTATTCCAGATGATGTTATTAGATTTTTTGAAGAAACTTATGGTAAAAGGTGGACTTTGATGGGTCCAAAAATAAATAAATCTTGGATGGAGGAATTAAGATTAGTATAGAGAATTTAGACTTTAGTAGAAATATGGATTTAGAGTTATCTAAAAATTCTTTTCCTTATTTCTTTACAGAAGTTTTAGGTTTTGAGTTTACTGCTTTTCACCAAGAATGGTTAGACTTAATGAATACAACTGATAGAACTGTTGTTATCTGTAGTCGTGACCACGGAAAATCCGTATTCATGCATTCGTGGGCAGTATGGCAGTTATGCTTTCAGCCCCCACCATATCAAATGTTATACATTTCATCTAATCATAAACAGACTATGGTTCATATGAGAGATATAGATAAAATATTTAACAACCCTACCATTGCTCATTTTAGGCCGTCAAGAGGATGGGCTGTAGGAAATATTACTCTCACTAATGGTAATTCAATTTTAGAACGTTCAGTAGGTTCTCAGATTAGAGGACTTCATCCTCAAGAAATAATCATTGATGACCCCTTAAAAGAATTCAGTTTAACTGCTATTAAAAAAGTTACAGATTGGTTTTTTGGGGATATGATTCCTACGCTTCACCATACTGCTAGTCTAAGAATGATAGGTACACCCTTTACTTATACAGATATTTTTAGTTTATTAGCCAGTGAAGAATATTCAGAGGTTTATACTGTTAGAAATTACCCATGTCTAAATCAAAACAATGAACCTTTATGGCCTTCTCGTTGGGATTATGATTCTCTAATGCAAAGAAAAAAGGAAGTAGGTTCATTGAAATTTACAAGAGAATATCTATGTATTCCTATATCTACTGGAACTGCTTTATTCGCTCAAGAACATATAGATGCATGTAGAGAAGCAGGTAAAAAAGATATTCTACGATTAAGACATAGAAAGGATTCGGGGTATAATTACTATGTAGGGGTTGACCCTGCTATTTCTACTGATGGTGATTATAATGTTATTATGGTTTTAGAAGTAGATGAACAAAGAAATAAAAGAATCATTTATGTTGATAGGCAAAAGAATGTAGAGTTTAGAGATAACATAAATAAAATAAAAATGGTTGCTCAATTATTTGAGCCTGATGTAATCTATTTTGAAACAAATACATTTGCTAAATCTTTTACTCAAGAGTTGCGAAATGAAACTGATTTAAACATTAGAGATGTTACCATGACTCGTAGAAAGAAAGAAGAAATTATTCTTAATTTACAAATGAATATAGAAAACGCTAAGATTATATTCCCTAGAGGAAATGATGAATCAAGAAAAGTGACTGATAATATTATAGAGGAATTATCCATGTTTAGTATTACTGACAGTGGAAAGTTTGAAGGGGTGGGTGCGCACGATGACTTAGTTATGGGACTCGCTCTTGCTAATTCCGCTACACATGATATGTTAGAATCAATTGTTTTATTAGATGATATGGCAATATTTGATAACGAGCAACCACAGGCGCTCAGTATAGGAGGTGGCATGTTTGGACTTAATTTCTAAAAGTGAAGAAGGAGATAAACTTCGTGAAGAAGCACAAAGAGTTAGTGAATTGGCAGAATTAAAAGATAGAGAACAAGAAATAAAAGACCAGTTAGAAACAGTTGATAAATGGGTTTCAACTTTACCTCTTATGAGTGATTATGAAGTAGCATTAAGTGTTTCTAAACAGTATAATATGAATATTACTGAGGCAAAATCACAATTAGATTCTTTTCCTAAACAATATGTAATATCTGATAAAACTATTCCTGATATAGTTAAAGATTTGAGAAAATATAGAAGGGGAATAAAAGGACAAGATAGAACAGCCTTAACTAAAAATATAGAAAATTTAATTTTTGCATACTCAAGTCATTTGGATGATTGTATAAAATCTATTTATTGGTTATCACCATATGAAATTCCTTTAAAACAAATGACATATTCAGAATCAGATTTAAAAAAATTACATTCTATAAAAGATGTAGATACTAGAAGAGAAGTTATAGATGTTTTATGTAAATATTGGGAATCTTCTTTACACCGAGGGGATGAATACAATTCTAACTATTCTTCTTGTTCTAAAAATATGACTAATGCCAAAAAGGAATTCAATAAAATAATAAAAAATATTGCTCCTGTTAAATCAAACATAACAGAACAATTAAATGATTTTGTTCTTAAATCAGTATGTAATGAACAAGGTATATCTGCTAGACAAATATATGATAGATTACCTAATAAATTACATAGGCGGGCTTCCCCTCAAATAATTTGCAAAATAGCAGATAAAATGGATATTACTAATATTGATGGAGAATATTATAAATTACCTATGGAAATTAAAAAAGATTTACACGCTTATACTGCGGCTTTTATAGATTCAGATGGGTATATTACTATGGATAGAAACTTTAATCCTAGAATTGGAATCATTGCCACAGGTAATAGAGGTAAAGCATTTGTAACTGAATTACATAAAGAACTAGGTTGTGGTAAATTACACTTAGACCAAAAATCCCCACAAGCAACTAGAGCAGTACAAAGATTAAACTTTTATTCTCAAGATGACATTACTAAATTATTAAGTAAATGTCGTCCTTATTTTAGAATGAAAGGCGATAATGCTGATATTCTCACTGAGTTAATTCGTATAAAGAAAAACCATAAAAAAGCATCTTGGGCTAAAGAAAGAATGCAAGAATTATTTAAGTTGATGAAATGGGCCAACCACGCAGACCACGTAAATTATGACTTTTCTAAGGATGGTATTTACGAAGAGGACATTGCAAAGTATAAGGGGAATAATAAAATGAGTGTTATGGATGAGTTAGAAAGAGGAGTTGTTGTATAATGGCTAGAGAAAAATTAAGATTTAGGATTGCTAATTTCTTTAGGAAGTCAACACCTATCCCTGCTGATAGAGAAGTTTATCAAATGGGAATACAAGAAAGACATCATCCTTTGATGATGACTGGCCCTATAGTTTATCATGTTGCAGATAGTTCTGTCATTCTTAGAACTTGTATAACTCAATTAAAAAATGAAATATTTAGAAGAGGTTATGAATGGAAACCTAAATTTGCAGTTAAATGTGTTGATTGTGGTAAAGAGCATGAACAGAGTGTAGATAGATGTTCTGAGTGTGATTCTACTAATCTTAGAAAACCTGATAAAAATCAAAAAATGTATGCTAATAAATTTATGAATGCTGAATATATTAATGAATCAGAGCAAATGTTTATTGATGTTTTAAAGGAATTAGAGGATGACCTAAATATTATGGACGATGCATATATTGTATTAGTTAAGGAATATTTTATTGATGGTAATGGTAATATTAGAGCGCATAAAATAAAAGAAATTTATAGAGCAGACCCAGTAACTATGGCTATAGTTTGTGACGATGAAGGTAATAAGGGTGGAAATGCTTACACATGTCTTCATCATAGAGATATAGTTACTACAGAACCTCATGAAAAATGTGAGGAATGCGGTGGGGATATGTATCCTGTTCACTATGTAAATAGGGCGCATGGTTATGAACAGAATTTCATCAAGGGAGAAGTTCTCCATTTTAGTAAGTATTCACCTAGTAGGTTATATGGTACAAGCCCAGTAATAACACTATGGAATCATTTAACAACTTTAATTGCTATGGAGAATTATATCAACCAAGCATATACAAAAGCAAGAATGCCAAAAGGGTTATTGGCTGTTCAAACTAGAAATATAGAATCAATGAAAACTTTCTGGAGAGGAGTAAAAGAAAAGATGGAGCAAGATGCTCACTTTATTCCTGTTATGGGAATAGAGGCAGAAAACGGTAGAGGTTCTGTAGAATGGGTTAAGTTTATGGATAGCCTAAAAGAAATGGATTATATCTCTGTTAAGGAGGATTTAAGAGATAGAGTAGCCGCTTTCTATGGTGTAAGTAAAATCTTTATGGCTGATAACTCTGCTAGTGGTGGTTTAAATAATGAAGGTATGCAAATACTTGTAACAAATAGGGCTGTAGAAATGGCACAAAATGTTTACAATAAATATGTATTCCCGTTCCTAGTAAAACAATTTGGTATAACTGATTGGAAATTAGTTCTCCCTCCATCCGAAGAAGAAGACGAAATAGCGGTTATGCGTAAAAGAGAGATAGAAGTTAATATTGCTGGTCAAATAAAGAATTTAGGATTTGAAGTTGATATGGATGATGAAGGTAATTTTACATTTAAGAAACCCGAACCTAAAGAGCAAGAAGGCGTAGAGGGTGAAGAAGATAAACCTATTGAATCTGACCCTTATGCTGGAACTGATATTGACCAATCACAACTAGGACAAATGATGGAAGCGGGAACTAGACCCACAGCAACAGAAGCGGGACAGCCTGAAAAAGTAAAGTCTAAACCCAAGATGAGCGTAGGGCCACCTAATCGTAGTAAAGGTTTACCAAGAGATGCCGCTAATAATAACGTAGATAGAAGAACTGAAAGAGGTGGGATATAATGAGTTGGGTTTCAGTTTTAAAATTAGGAGAAATGGGTTCTAGGAAAACATTTGATGATTTTGATAAAGCAAGAAGATTAGCATTCCAGTGGTCTTTTGCTGTTCCTCATGTTATTAGGGAAAAAGATGGAAAGTTTACAGTTATGATGAAAAGAGATACTTTTAGGGCTGATAATTATGGCCCTGTTGTTTGGGAACAAAGAGTGAGATGATAATATGGAATGGACAAATATATTGAAAAGAAGTAAAGCACATACTAGTAGAAAAATTAGAAGGGGTAGATTGCATCCATCGGAACAGTATCGTGGACCTAAACGTGGAGTTCCATTAGTAGGTGCAATGGATGACCCTAAACTTGAAGCAAGAAAAGATAAACCAATGCCCGATTATGAACAAATATTAGCAGATAAAACTGTTGAAGAATTACGAGAGATGTTAAATTCACAAATAGAATCAATGGATAAAAAGGATGTAATGAATTTATTAGTTCGTTCTAGGGGAAAATTCGGAGTCGAAATAACAGAGGAATAAATATGACAACAAGAGAAGATACAATAAAAATGAGAAAAGAATTAGTTAGGGCTGAAAGGATTTTAGCACAACAAGAAAAACTTAAAGCGCCTAAACCAAATTATATGCCAATGCAGTTAAAGAAGGAAAAGGATAGACCCGAACCTAAAACTAATGGTGTACCTAACGTAATTCATTTGCCTAAAAGAAAAAGACAAAAGAAAGAAAATATACCGTTTTTTTAAAGTGATATAAATGGGAACGCTTCTAAAGGCTTATCTGAAAAATACAGATGACCCAGTAGAAATGTTTTTTGATTATACTGATTCCATTTTAAAGGCGGATACCAATTCTTTTTTACAGGCTATTATTGATGATAAAAGTTTAACAAACATTAAAGATTGGAATACTAAATTAAAAAAAGATATTGAAGAACTAAAATCTATGATGAGTAGTGCAAAGGTTAAACAATATAAAACACTTAAAGAAAAGTATGATAAAGATAGGAAAAAAATCTCTGGATTACCTAAGAGAAACTTATCAACCAAAGAAAAAGCGGATATTAAAAATAAATTAAAAGCACTAGAAAAGAAATTTAACGAAGATGTAACTTCAAAAAATTTAAACTTTGCTTCTTTAGGAATAGGTGAAACAGAGCCATTTAAAGGGGTAGATAATTCATGGTTAAGTTCTACTCGGATTTATGTTGATGAACAAGGTAGAACTGCTACTGGTTCACAAGGTAAACGTGTAGGTCAAGAGAATGAATATAAGGTGTCCGCAAAAGAAAAAACTACTGGTTGGGAAGCCTATCCAGCGAGAAATGAAGGTAAACCTCTTGGTGTAACTGGTAATAATAGACAAGTTAATGTTAGAAATTTTATTAAGATTTTAAATGATATAAAGAAAGAAATAAAAGATAAAGGTGATACTGGTTTAATTAATAATTTAATAAAAGCATTTGAAGCAATACAAGAACATATAACTGGTATGACAAAAGATGGGGAAAAAACGACTGAAGATTTAGAAGAAACACAAAGAAAAGTTTCCGCATATGAAAGTGAGGCCGAAACAACTGGTGAAGGTGTTGGTGAAAAAATAGGCAATGCTAGAAAGGCTATATCTAGTAAAAATTATAAAGCGTTAGTTGCATTAAAAACAGAGTTAGATAATTTTAAGGGTATAACAGATGGCGAAGGTTTTACTTATTTACAAAAAAATATAGAAAATCCACTTAGAAAACTAGGGTTAGATAAACCTAAAGCGGGCAATAAAATTTTACGACAATTAAGGCAATTAAAAGATGATGCTGGCATACACGCTAATTTAGGTGAAAAGAAAAATAGAGAGAAATATAAAAAAGAAATTGATACTTATCTTAAAGGTCAATGGTATGCTAAACTAGCGGACGACTTTAATGAGATTTTAGGAGTGGGACAGCAATTCCAAATGCAAGAACTAACGAATACAATCCCTGCTATTAAAGAAATGATAGATATGGGATTTGACATGTCATTTCCAGCCAAGACTTTTATGAGAGATATGTCTGATAGAAAAATGTTAAGGAGTTTTCAGAAAAAATATGATGATTATGATAATTTAACTACTGAAGAAAAAAAGAATTTTGCTAAAGATTTGGAATCTACTTATTCTTCAGAACATCCCGATGGTAAAAAAGTAACTGTAAGTGGAAAGATAAAATATAGTCGTTTTGGTAGAGAAGTTGGGCGTGAAGACTCTGAAATAGAAAAGGTTCCTTTATTTTTGGCTTATGTTAAACATAGAGAAAAGGATTATAAAAAATGGCTAGAAGTTGAACCCACTATACATTTAACAGGGATGGATAGGGATAATAAAGAGTTTGGTTACAAAAAAAGGGGAGAAGGTTCTGCTCAATCTCCTATATTTGTAATAGATAAAAATGATTTAGGTATAGTTCAATTAAGTGTAGATATATATAATTTATTGAATGAACCATTGAAAGAAGGTTTTCCAACTTTAGATGGTAAGAGGGCTAATGATTTCTTAGAAGTTATTGAGTATGTTGTTAGTGAATTAAGAACTACAAAGAAATTATTTAATATGAAAGAAGCAGATACAGCATCAAAATTTTTCAAAAACTTTATGCAATCTGTTTCAGAAGCGGGTAATGCTAAAACATATAGTTTTAAATTTACAATTGAGAAAGATAAGTTACCTGAAAAAGAGATGAGAGCGTCTTTAGGTGAAGGTCGAGTAGAAATCAAACAATTAAAAGTACTTACAACCGAGCGTACAGTAATACCTAAAATTGAATTTAAACTTGAGTTTGATACTATCTTAAATAAGAAAAGTGTTGATGAATTAATTGCAGGTTTTAAAAAGAAATTTGAATTAAAAAGCGCCTTTAGGGGTAAAAGTATGAGCGTACCTTTGTTGGGGGCATTAGAAAGAGGAGTTATTCTTGAAATAGTTACAGGCGCTCACACTGGTGAACCTGTAAAAATGACTGACCCTAATTTTGAAAAGTTATTCAAAGACCGAATGGAGTTCTATCGAGAAAAGCGTAAGGAAACTGAAAAAATAATAGAAGAAAATCTTCAGTTAAAACTTTGGAATAGCCTTGATAGAGAGGGACAAGAACAGTTGTTAGAGGAGTTTCCAGAGAAACTTAAAGGTTTTAAATTAAAAGACCTGATAGGTGAACCTGAAACTAGAGCAACTGCAAAAGTAGCACGAGATTTAATGGCGAGAGCATGGCCTCATGACCCTTCAATAAAAGGGGATAAAACTGCTTGGTTAAAAAATGGTAAAAGAATGTGGGATACTTGGAGAGAAAATGGAACTGTAAATTTTGCTGGTGTTAAAGAAATAAGAATAGACACTGATAAAATAAAAGTAGAGGAGTCCAAAGATAAACCAATTGTAACTTACAAGACTGTAAAAGGAACGGGAAAACCTAATTATAAAATGATAAAAGTTAATGGAGAAGACTTTGAACAAATGTGGGAGTTAGTTAAACAACCTAAAACTAAAGAAACAGATGATTATAAAAAAGCCAAAAAGAAATGGGAAGAAGATTACCCCCAAGAAATAATAGAGGCAGAATATGAATTATTACACTTAATGTCTGAACTTAAAGAACTTCAAAAAGAAAAAAGAAAACAACCTGTTAGTGCTTTTTATGAGGAAGAATTAGAAAGCGGTGAAAAAAGAACTACACCATTAAGAGATGACCCTGAAGGTAGACCTAAAGTAAGAAATATTCTTTTGGGTAGAAAAAATGTAGGTAAATTCAGTAAAGAATTTTCTAAGACCTTTAATAAAATATTAGACCCACCAAAAGATTTTGATATTACTAGAGAAGAATGGAAAAAGATAGTCGATAATGCTTTTACAGAAAGAGAAAGAAAAACTCTTTTAACAACTGGAGATAAAAAGGTCACACCTGCTGAGTGGCAGAATATGGTTCAGAAAGAAATTGATAAAAGAAAACCACTAATAGATAAAATGTTTAAAGATTGGGAAAGTAAAAAGCCAAAAATTAAACCTATAAAAGCAGTTAAACCTCATTATCAAAGAAAGAAGGGAGCCAAGATTACTGGGGATAAGCAAATTTCAGAAGGTGTTGGTGGGGTAATGAGTAGAACACGCCCTAAACGTAAAGAAGTTAAGAAAATGTCGAAAACTACAAATCAAAGGGTAACATGGCGTGAGATATTGAAGGTGAACTAAATGGGTTGGGAAGATATACTAAAAATAGATATTCAAGGTCTAATAAGAACATACCCCGCTTTAAGAGGTTTACCTGAAAGAGCGATTAGAGAATTTTCAAGTAGAATTAATAGCCCAATGGGAGCAAGTATTAACATTAATAGATTAATAAGTCAATTAAAAGAAAGGTATGGTGTGGGTAGGTCCGTCACTTCGGCCCCTCAACCTGCAATCGGCCATGAGGCGACACGACAATTTGGAATGGGAAGATTGGCAAAAAACCAAAATGGGGAGGAAGTACTATGACTTGGGAAGATATATTAAAGGATATACCTCAACAAAAAAAAGATGCGCAAACTAGGCTAAAAGAAATCAATAAACTTTTTTCATTGACAAAAAAATATGAGTCTTTGATGTATGATTATGCAGTTAGAGTAGAGAAAATAGTGGAGGAAGATGATGACATGTTAAGAGAGTTTAGAAAAGAACTTGATAAATTTCCTGTACTAATGGCCGATAAAAATAATAAATATAATAAATATATAAATGAAGTAATTAAAAGTTTAGATGAGTCTATTGCGGGCCGAATCGCATTTATGGATGCGCACTCTATGGAGCCGCCACAGCCAACGATGTATTTTGATAGATTAACATCTGCTTTATATGAAGATAAAGATGAACTAACGGAGAGATTACAATGACTTGGGAAGATATATTGAAACGAGATGTTAAAATACAAAAATTTAACATATTACTAACTTTCTATACTAAAAGTGGTAGACCTTATCCGCCAATGAATATCGAAGAAGAAATTATGGACACCAAAGAAGGGGCTATAAAAATGGCTGAAAAATTAATGGATGAAGCAGAAGAAGGTCTTGACGGCGAACCTAAAGAGATTGAATACGGGGGTTACATGTGGTCGATTACTTATGATGATGAGGATGGAGATGAGATGATAATTACTGAAGATGGAGAGGAAATGGTATGACATGGGAATATGTGTTAATTAAAGAGGAAAGTAAAATTCTTAATGCTTTAGATTCTAAACAAAAAAAGAGATTAAAGAAAACACTTCAAGCGGCAGAACCTTCTGAGTATTTCGGTCAAGACTTTACACAGTTAGGGGATTTGATTAGTATGATGGAAGAACTTGATTTGGTTAAAGATGATGATAAGATGAAAAAGCGAATGAAATCTATTAATGAGCAAAACGTTGATATGGTCGCTACTGCGAGCAAACTCCGTAAGCAGTATGAACAACTGTATCGTCAAGTAAGAAAAATAGTATATCCAAAGAGTGCTGGTAGTTTAAGGGAGGATGAAAAATGACAGAGGAAAATAATGAAATGATGGACTTACTAAAAGAATTAGTAAGTAGAGTAAAAGAAATAGAAAGGACTGTTTATAATAATGATAATATTTTAATGAAATCAGGAATGGTTACAAGTAATACTCCAGTTCCAGCAATGGGTAAAAGGTCTGATATTCCAGATTCAGATACAATTGCTAAGATGAGTTGGGATGATATAAATGATTTAGTAGACAGATTAGGTGGTAATTAAAATGAGTAGATACACACAAGAATATATGGAAGAACTAAAAAAATTCGTCATTGGCGAAGAAATGAAAGTAAAAAGAACTAAGGGTGAAAAGGCCAAACCTAAAGAATTAGGTGTTGGACATCTTTCTGAAGAAGAAAAGGGACAAGATGTAAAGGCTGGAGAAAGAGTTTACGCTGGTGCTAATAAGAAAAAGTAGGTGATTACGTGTGCCTCTCTTACTTCAAAAAGATAAAGATGTTTTGACGGTAAGAATAATTCAATTTTTTGAAAAAATGAGAATGTCATACTTATCTGCTTTATCGGATAAGAAAACTTATGGTAAAAAATGGGTAAGTGAAATTAAAACTTTAAGGAAACAATGGGATGACATAGATGATTTCTCTAAAGAAATAAAACGAACTATTAACGAAAAAGATTTATTTTCTAATGAGGCTGAAGACCCTGAAAGTAATGACGCTAGAAAAATATACGAACAAATAAAAGAATTAAGATATTCTTCTGAAATGGTAAAAGACCCATTTGTTAAAAAGTATAAAGATGAATTACTAGATAAATTGATGGAAGATGAAAGTTTATTTGCTAAGTTTATTCATTGGGCTATCAGAATACATGATAAAGAGTTAAGTGAAGATGCTTGGAAAGAGCATGATATTGAACCCGATACTATTAGTGCAGGGATAAAGGGACTAAACTTAGAAGAAAAAGATGTAATAGATTTTATTGTAGAGCATTATGGTGATGGTAAAGATACTAAAAGAATAGAAGGAAAATATAAAGGCGCTAAAAAGTTATTAGAAAAAATATATATTTCTCACCATAGTTCGAAAAATTGGGATAACTTAGTTAGTTTGCAAAAAGCAGAAAAGGCTGATTCTCATTTCTTAGTTCCTAACAAACCGATGTATCGTATTTTTGAAATAGATGATTTAAAAGAACTTTTAGGGTTTACTGGTGAGTGGGTTGTTCAAGAAAAATATGATGGTATGAGAATACAGATTCATAAAATAGATGAACAGGTTAAAATTTATTCCTTTGAGGGTGACGATATAACCAGTAAATGCCCCGAACAAGTTAAGATAATGAAAGCAAAACATTTCGGTGATTGTATTCTTGATGGTGAATTGTTATTATTCAATAAGGAAAATCATTTACCTAGAGCAAAGGTGATTGAATATATTAAAGGCGATAAAAAAGAGGAGTTAATTTTAAGAGCGCATGTGTTTGATATTATGAGGCATGAAGATAAAGAATTACATGAAGCAGAATTAGAAGAAAGAATGACCATTTTGTTCAATAATTATTCAACACATTCAGATGAACTCTTAGCATTTCCTTCTAAAAAAGATACTAGATATGCTGATTCTATTAAAGAAGTAAAAGAGTATGCTGAAGAAATTATGAAGATACCAACAGCGGAAGGAGTTGTTATTAAGGATAAAACATCTACTTACTTTATAGGAACTAAGAAAAATCCAAAGTGGGTTAAATGGAAAAAGTTTGTAGATTTAGATTTAATAGTGTTAAATAAAACTGCTAAGTCAAATAAATCTGTTTATGAGTTAGGTGCTGGTCCTTTAACCGATAAAGATGATTTTAAAAATACAAAAACTGTAGATGATAGAGAATATATTAATGTTGGTAAAACTAAACCAACTAATACTAATGTCGATATTGGAGATATAGTAAGAGTAAAAATTAGTGAGGTTAAAAAAGATAGTAATGGATATAAAGTAATATCTGCTGAAGTAATAGAGATACCTGAAGTTAAACTTCCAGACAAAATAATTACTTTAGAGTTCTTAGCAAATGATACTGATAAATCCCTCAATTATACTATAGAGGCTTTAGAAAAAGGTTATTCGATTACTGATACTATTCATGGTAGTGCTACTATATTAAAATCTGAATTAGATGGTTTTACCTCTTATACTTTTGAAGAAAATAATTTAATGGCTAAAAATGCCGCACTGGATATTGATATTTGGAAAGAACAAATACAAGATATGTTGAAGACTCAAAAGGCTAAATTTAGAGTTGCGATTAAAAACTTCTTAATGAAACATAAAGATGGTCTTTCTTTTTCTAAAATAGAAGAATATGTTAAACGGGAACATCTAAAGGAATTCAATAATATTTTTAATTCTAAATCTAAAGACCTTCAAAATTGGATGAAAAATTTAGAAGATATAACTTATGATAAAGAAGAGAATAAGTTTTTTCCAGAATATGATATGATAGAAAAATATGAAACACCTAAACAATATAGAGAGGGTGAATTTAAAGTATATCGTAAAGAAGATGATAACTTATCTATAATGTTTAAATTAGATAAAGAACTTATTGGTTGGGAAATAGATATAGAAGAAGAGGATGATATTTTTTCCCTGTTTGGTAAATCTGGAAAGTTCCCCGCTAAAGTCGAAACTAAATTTAGAAAGGGAAAATTAATTGATTCAGGTAAAGTTAAGTTAGGAGTTCAAAGGGATGGCTACCATGAATACATGTTAGAGGGAAATAAGTTTGAAACTAAATTCCATGTAAGAGTTATACCTGTTAAGGGTGAAAGTAAATGGCTCGCTTGGACTGGAGTAGAGACTGAACCTGTTGACCCTAAAACAGACGATGGTAAATGGGATATAAGAGAAGATAAGTATTCTGAATTAGGAAACAATTAATATAGTTCCTTCTAAGAAGTAATAAACATGAGTGCAACCGCTGTATTTAAATCAGTTAATCCTATTAGGAATGATTCTTTTAGTATTTTAAAATCTGATAACTTAGTTATAGGTGGATATGCTTCTATTGAAATGGTTGATAAACAAAACGATTTAATCACTTTAGAAGCACTAGGAGAAGCCGTAGGTAAATATATGAAAATTACAAAATTTAGAAACGTAATGACAAACCATTCTAATGTTCAGGTTGGAGAAGTTATTCCCAGTTACAGGGATAAGACAGGAAAACTTTGGAAGACACAAGTGGATGATGTAGGTTTTTTTGTAGTTATTAAAATGAGAGAAGACATTGAAAAGGCTAAAGAAGTTGGTCGTGAAATAAGAAATGGAAGTCTACGTTCTTTTAGTATAGGTGGTCAAGCACTAGAAAAGAGAAAAAAGAAACATGAAGAATATGGTGACTATAATGAAATTTCTAAATTGGAACTTCATGAAGTAACTATTTGTGAAAAGGGAATAAACCCTGAAGCCAAGTTTGATATTCTTAAAATGGATAAAGAAAATAAAATTAATGATTTAGAGAAAGCCATAGGTGAACTCAATAAAACTTTAGAAAGGATAAACGGAGATGAAACTAAAGGTGAAATTTTATCCCAAAATCCAGAAATAACGGAAAAGCATATAAAGAAGATGATGAAAAACGTTGCTTTATCAGAAGGAGGAACAGAGATGTCAAACCTAGAGAAAGAAGAAATGGAAGAAAACATGCAATACAACATGGATGAAGAAAAAGAAGACATGGAAGATAAAGGTCATGGAATGATGCACGAAAAAGAAGACATGGAAGAAAAGGCTATGGATGAAAAAGGAATGCATTCAGAAAAGGCTGATGATGACATGGAAGCAAAATCAAGACCCGATTTGGCTACAGGACATATAGATGCTGGAAACGCTGGAGAATATGTGGATGACCCTCATCCTCAATTAGACGGTAAATACATGGCTAAGTTCGATGACCAGTCTACATTAGATTTATCCCCTGAAAACTTAGAAAAGGCTTATGCAGAATTTAAAGCAGAACAATTGGAAAAAGCGGCTTATGAAGCAGTTAAAAATCAGTTCCAAACAAGATTCGATGCTGAGATGGTAGCAAAGACTGAAGAAATTGAAAAGGCAAACTACGATGCTAAAGCAGAAGTAGCAGAATTAAAAGAACAATTTAGTTCCCTTTTAAAATCATTAAAAGAAGAAAAAGAAACTGTAATTAGGAAACAAGAAGAAGTAGTTGCAGAACTTAATATTCCATCAGGCGATGAAATCGCTAAAATGGATTGGAGCGATATAAATGCTCTAGTTGAAAGGCTGGAGGGCCAAATTTAAAGGAAGTGAATAAAATGACAAAATACATAAACACAATAAGAGATTTAGAAGCGGCTACTTATGGTAACATAGGTGGTACTGGGAATGGATTGTTGAAAAGTGCTGGTATTGTTGGTTCTATTAACAGTGGATTTACTGGTTCTAGTGACACAGCATTAACATTAAACGGTACAGCAGGTAATAACCTAACTGCACTTTACAACATAGTATATGGACAAAAAGTTTGGTCAATGATTAACCAAGAAATAAACCCATTATCTATTCTACCTAAAAGGCCATACACATCAAGTGGATGGAGAGTAATGACTAACAGACCTCAAGGTGGTTCAGCGGCGGCATTCTCCGTTGGTGCTACAACTGGAACTGGCGCTCAAGGTGCGGCAAGTCCTGATGGTGACTTAATTGGTGGTGTTGGAGAAAATGAAGCATTAGACAGTACACAACTGAAAGCATTGGCTCCTGAATATACAACTCTATACATGAATCCAAAAATTGTTGCTCACATGTTTGACTACAGTGAATTAGCGGCAGAAATGGCAAAGATTGATGACGGTGTTGGAGATATTAGAAAACTTATTCGTGAAGATATGGGTAAATTCCATGCAGAATCTCAATCAGTTATGCTAGTAATGCCTCTTGAAAACTATGATACACTTGGAGCAGATACTTCAAGCGGAAGAATTCGTGAAAACTATACTTCTCTATTGAAGATTGTTAGTAGTAATGATGAATTATCAGACAGCGGTGGTGAACTTGATAGACTTTCAAGTGTTTCATCTGCTATTGCTGATTTAGATGCTGATGTAACAACTCTTTATGGTAACACATCAAGAGCAAGCGGAGCATCATTCATGGATTCAGTAGTTAACTACGGTTCATCATATGCAACAGCAGGTAGAGTTTTAACATTAAGTATAATCAATGATGTTATCCAAAACCTACGATTGAACGGTGGAACTCCAAATGTTATCTTAACAGGATATGATACAATCCAAGCATTATCTGACTTGCTACAAAGCCAAGAAAGATTCATGGATGCTAAAGAAATCATACCTACACATAACGGTGTAAAAGGTGTAAAAGGTCAAGAAGTCGGATTCAGAGTAGCAACATACTACGACATTCCACTAATTCCTTGTAAGGATATGCCTAAGACTGGTTCAGCATCAAGCGGTTTATCTGATATGTTATTATTAGATACTAACCACTTATGGTTTGCAACTATGAAGCCAACCCAATACTTCGAAGATGGTATCAATCATGGAAACCCATTCGGTGTTGGTGTACTTGGAAACAGAGGACTTTACAGAACAATGGGTGAAACTGGTTGTACTTTCTTTAGAGGACAAGGAAAAATCACCAACCTAAAATGAGGTGATTTGATTGGCTTTAGCGTTTACAGTAACAATATTAACAGACCACAAAGGTTCAACTGCTCCTAGAGTTTCAGGAGATGAATACTTTGTTGATGCGGTAATAGATGTAACATCTCATGTGGCGGCGG